TACTATCCAAATATATAATGGCTAGATTTGCAAAAGGTAGTAGAGCATTAGCAATCTCTGATAGATCAGGAGCAGCTTTTCCATATAAAGAAATGGTTAAAGAATGGACAGGTGCATGGGTACATACATCTGAATTTGAACCTAAACAACCACAATTAGAACCACATCCTATAGGAGCAGATCCACAAGGATTACTACATGCAAGACCTGCAAGAGTTGAGTTTCCTGTACAAGTTATTTTACCAGAAAATCCATTTACAACAACAGCAGCATCTACAGTTTTAAGTGTTTCTTTTCCTGATAATAAATTAAATGAAGGCACAACATATGTAAGATTTCAAGCTGTTAAACAACCAGTTGGAGGTGTTGCAATTACAACTTTAGAATTATCTACAACATTGAATGGAAATATAAATGATTCTGTCACGACAATTACTTTAACAGATGCAACTGAGTTTCCAACTTCTGGTTTTATTATGATAGAAAAAATTGATACAACTCCAAACACAACTAATTATGGAAAATATTTAAATGAAGTAATTGAATACACCGGTAAAACTGGTAACAATTTAACAGGATGCACACGTGGAACTTCTGCTCCATACAAAGGTAGAACTTTATCTAACACAACAGCTGGCTCTCATTTATCAGGAGCTAAAGTTTATGGATCTTATTTAGCAACAGCTGTAGGAACAACTTTTAATACAGGCGCACAACCTGCTACAGAAATTATATTTAATTCATTAACAGTGCCTTTAGTATCTAATGCTACAAGTGCAGTAACAGGGGGCGGTTTTCAGTGTACAATTGGACCCGTAAATGATAGAGGTTAATTATGGCTGGAGTTTCTAAATATACATACACAACATTAAAACAAGCTATTTTAGATTATACTGAAGTAGATGATAGTGTTTTTACAACTACTATTTTAGATGGTTTTATTATGTCTGCAGAGTTTAGAATAAACCAGGATGTTCCAATGGATTCTGATAGATCTATACAAGAAGGAACTTTAGCTGCTGATGATAATACAATTAATGCACCAGCAGGAACTTTATTTATAAGAGGTATAGAAGTATTTAATTCTACTTCAGCTACTACTGGTCAAGGTCGGTGGTTAGAGAGACGAGACCAGACTTTTATATCTGAGTATGTAGGAGAGTTAACAGGAAATTCTGGAGGACAAACAGCTCAAGATGTTACAGGATTACCTAAATATTATTCCATGTTTGGAGGCGCTACTAACACTACAGACACTACTTCAGGAGGTATGTTTCTTGCACCAACACCTGATGCTAATTACAAATTTAGAGTGTATTATAACAAAATGCCTACTGGTTTAGGTTCTGGAACTACTGGTACTGCAGAAACATTTTTAAGTACATATTTTCCACAAGGACTACTATATGCTTGTTTAGTAGAAGCTTTTGCTTTTTTAAAAGGTCCAATGGAAATGTTGACACTTTATGAAAATAAGTATAAAAGTTCTTTACAAACGTTTGCAGCTATGCAAATTGGAAGAAGAAGAAGAGACGATTACACGGATGGAACAATAAGATTACCAATCGAGTCACCGCCTCAGTAATTAGGAGAAAAATTATGGCAATAACATCAGCAATATGTAATAGTTTTAAAGCAGAAGTTTTACAGGCGCTACATAACTTTACAGCATCATCTGGAAACAGTTTTAAATTAGCTTTATACACAAGTTCAGCTACACTAAATAAATCAACAACTGCTTACAGTTCAACAAACGAAATTTCAAACACATCAGGTTCAGCTTATGTTGCGGGTGGAAAAGCACTTACAAGTGTAACTCCAGCTTTATCAACTGACACAGCGTGTTGTGATTTTGCAGATATTAGTTATACTTCTGCTTCATTTACAGCCAATGGTTGTTTAATTTATAATGATACAAACGCTGATAGAGCAGTTTGTGCAGTTGCATTTGGATCAGACAAAACAGTTTCAAGTGGAACTTTTACAATTCAGTTTCCAGCAGCAGACGCAAGTAACGCTATAGTTCGAATAGCATAGGGGTAAATCCTTATGTCTAATACTTGGAACCAAGCCGGCACTACCTGGGGTTCAAATCAATGGGGCGAACAAGGTCCTACTATAGTTACATTAACAGGTCAAAGTGCTACTTCAAGTGTAGGTTCTGTAGATGCAATATCTTCTGTTATTTTAACAGGACAATTAGCAACATCATCCGTTGGTGCAATAGCACCTGCAGATGTAATGGGTTTAACAGGTCAATCGGCAACATCTAGTGTTGGGTCTGTAGTTGTCGGAAGAGCGTTTGTTTTAATAGCACCTTCAGCTGCAACAACAGGCATTGGTGATCTTACAATTACTAATTCTGAAGTACAAATACCACAAGGTTCTCAAGCAGACGTTTCTGTAGGTTCAATATCTCCTGCAGATGTAATGGGATTAACAGGAGTTTCATCGACAGCAAGTGTTGGATCTATATCTCCAGCGGATGTAATGGGATTAACTGGTCAATCGGCAACAGCAAGTGTTGGTGAATTAAATCCTGCAGATGTAATGGGTATAGTAGGAGTTTCAGCAACTTCTAGTGTTGGTTCTATAGTTACAGAAGTAGCTTATCCTTTAACAGCACCTAGTGCTCTAACTTCTTCAACAGGTACAATAAATCCTGCAGATGTAATGGGATTAACAGGAATTCAAGCAACAATTTCAGTAGGAAATGTTGCACCTTTAGGTTATGAAAATATTGATATTACAGGCAATACAAGTTATAGTAATCTTGACATAACAGGAAATACGTCTTATACAAACGTAACACACTCAGGTTAGGAGAAAAATTTATGGCATCAACTTACACACCTCTTGGCGTAGAACTAATGGCTACCGGCGAAAACGCTGGAACATGGGGTACAAAAACTAATACAAATTTAAGTATAATAGAACAAATTTCTGGAGGATATCTAGAAGTATCTATTGCAGGCGGTGCAGGAACTACGACTCTTACAGAAAGTGATGGTCAAACAGGTTCAGCAGTTGCTACAAGAATTTTAAAACTTACAGGAACAATTTCTGGAAATAGAATTGTAACTCTACCGGTTGGTGTAGAAAATTTTTACGTTATAAATAACGCTACATCTGGTGCTTACACTGTACAATTAAAAGCGGCTTCTGGTTCAGGGGCCACGGTTACTTGGGCAACCACTGATAAAGGTTGGAAGTTTGTTTATTTTGATGGTGTTGCAACTAACACAGGTGTTTTTGATATTAATGCAGATTTAAGTATAAATGCTCTAACAATTAGAGGTAATTTAACAGTTGATGGTGGCACAATAAAATTAGACGGAAATTATCCTGTTGGTACAGATAACGTAGCTTTAGGAAATGCTGCTTTAGATAGTGTTGAAGCTGGTGGTATTAATAATGTTGCTATTGGAGATGATGCTGGAACAGCAATTACTACAGGAGATTGTAATGTTGCTGTTGGTAAAAATGCTTTAACAACTAGCACAACAGGTGCAATAAATACAGCAGTAGGTTATGATACGCTTTGTTCTACTACCACAGGTGGTAGTAATGTTGCAGTAGGTTTTACAGCTTTATGTACTAATACGACAGGTATTGGAAATACAGCAATAGGAAGAGAAAGTTTAAAATCAAGTACCACAGCATCATACAATGTAGCACTTGGTATGCGATCACTTTGTGCTAACACAACAGGAGCAAATAATACAGCAGTTGGTTGTGATGCTTTAAAACTTAACACAACAGGTTGTTTAAATGTTGCAGTAGGTGTTCAATCATTAGATTCTACTACAACTGGCGTTCAAAATACTGCTGTAGGTGCAGCTATTATGAGAGCTCTTACGGAAGGTAATCATAACACAGCAGTTGGTGCTGCTGCTTTAAGAACTGTTATAACAGGTGGTTGTAATATTGCCATAGGTGTATGTGCTTTAAGAGAAAACACAGCTTCTTTTAATACAGCAGTAGGTACTTGTTCACTTTTGTGTAATACAACAGCAGCTAATAACACAGCAGTAGGTTATAATTCTTTATGTAAAAACACATCAGGCTCAGAAAATGTAGCTGTTGGAACTATTGTTTTAGATGCTAACACAACAGGTGCTAGTAATACAGGAGTTGGTCATGAAGCTTTAAGTGGTAACACAACAGGTGCTAGAAACACAGCTATGGGTTTAGGAAGCATGTATAGCAATACTACAGGTGGTTGTAATACATCACTGGGTTATGCTTCTTTAACATCTAACACAACAGGTGATAACAATACAGCAGTAGGTCTTTGTGTTTTAGAATCAAATACTTCTGGTTGTTATAATCATGCACTTGGTAGAAATACTTTAATGCTAAACACAACAGGTTGTTACAGTACAGCTATAGGTCAACAAGCTTTATCAGCAAGTGCAGCGACAGGAGATACTGGTAACACAGCAGTTGGTGCTTTAGCAATGCTTACAAATACAACAGGTACAAATAATACAGCAGTTGGAAGAAATGCTATGTGTGCTAACACAACAGGTTCAAATAATACAACAGCTGGTAAAGAATCATTATTAGCTAACACTACAGGTGTAGACAATACAGCGTTTGGTTCTGAAGCATTAAAAACATCCTCTACAGCATCAACTAACACAGCTTTTGGTAGACAAGCAATGTGCAAAACTACTTCAGGTGCTATAAATGTTGCTATTGGTGCTTATAATTTGTGTGCTAACACTACAGGTGCAGACAATACAGCTGTTGGTGGTTATTCAATGAAAGAAAATACCACAGGTTCGACTAATGTAGCTATGGGTAGAAGTGCTTTAAGGTGTAACACAACAGCTTCTAATAATACAGCAGTAGGTAATGCTGCTTTATGTAAAAACACGACAGCTGGAGATAATACAGCTATGGGTTCAGAGGCTCTGAAACTTAATACAACAGGCTCAAGAAACACAGCTGTTGGTAGAAATACTTTAGAAGCAAATACTACAGGCAGTAACAATACCGCAATGGGTACAAATGCTTTATTATTAAACACAACAGGTAGTGATAATACAGCTTTTGGTGCAGATGCTTTAGACAGTCTAACAACAGGTAATTATAACACAGCAGTAGGTTTAAGTGCTGTACAGGCTGTTACCACAGGTGGTTATAATACAGGAGTTGGTTATAAAGCTCTTTTTTCTGCTACAGGTTCGTTAAATGTAGGAGTGGGTTGGTCCTCACTTTTACTTAATACTTCAGGTGCTGACAATGCAGCAGTAGGAACAAATTCATTAGAAAGACTTACTACAGGTACATGTAATGTAGCATTTGGTACAGATGCTGGAAATCAAGTTACAACAGGTACTCAAAATACATTTATTGGAGCAAAAACTGGTCAAAATACAACTACAGGAGCTTCTAATATAGTGCTTGGATATTTATCTAATACTTCAGGTGCTGACGTTGATGCAGAGTTTGTAATTGGAGCAGGAGTTACAGGTGGTGGAGGTTCTACTATTACAATTGGTACTGGAGCTGGTAAAATTTCTAACAGTTTTACTTCTAACGCTACTTGGACACAATCATCTGATAGAAGATTAAAAAAGAATATTCAAAACGATACTTTAGGCTTATCATTTATAAATAGATTAAATCCAGTTACTTATAATTGGAAACCAAGTAATGAAATAGATAAAAATCTTCCTTATTATAAAGAAGTTAATGAAAAAGATGTTGACACAACTATGCATGGTTTAATTGCACAAGATGTTAAAACAGCTTTAGATGCTGAAGGTGTTGATACTTTTAGTGGTTGGGGAACAGGAGTAGATGGTGTTGAAGTAATTAGTAGAGAAATGTTTATCTCTCCTTTAATTAATGCAATTAAAGAATTAACAAAAACAAATAAAGAATTGACAGCAAGAGTAAAAGAGTTAGAAGATAAGTAACAAACGAAAGGAATATAATGCTTAATACGTATGTCGTAGAAGGTGGTGTGGGTAAATGTACCGCGTTCACTGCTTTACTACCTAAATTAAAAAAGAAATCAGAGGTGCAAATTTATACACCTTACATAGATTGTTTTGCTGGAAACCCAGATGTTAAACTAGCTTTAGAATCTACATTACCATTACAAGATCCAAGAATCATGGCATCGAACAATATATTTTATTGTGAGCCATACAAATCAAATTTTCAATTTGGTAAACAACATATCATTGAAAGTTACTGTGAACATCACGGTGTAGATTTTAATAGATCTATGACCGGTAAATTATATACCGACAACCACAAAGTTGCCGTTACTAAATGGTTAGCTGATAATGAGATTGGTAAATACATTATGATTCAATTTAGTGGAGGTCAACCTAAATGGAATTATGGGGACAATGTTCAATACACAAACATCAATCCAAATAGAAACTATCAACCTTATCTTGCTCAACAAGTAGTTAATATGTTACAAGAAGAATATCCTGATACCACTATAATTAACTGTGTTTTACCCAATGAGCCACACTATCAAAAAACTATTAGATGTGATTTACACTGGGCCCAGATCCATGAAATGCTAAAAGGCGCTGAAGGTTTTGTTAGTATTGATAGTTGTTTACAACACTTTTCACCATCAGCTAAAGCTTATGGAGTAGTTATTTGGGGTAGTACACGTTGGACTCAATTTGGTTATTCTCACAATAAAAACCTACATTTCCACATGAAAGATAAGTGGGATGAGNCTAAATTTGTTGATAGCGATCCAAGAAATAATATGGTAGAACCTCAAATAATTATTGATAATTTTAAAAAACTTGATAAAACTAAAACNGTTGCTTGCGCAACAATATAAGGAGAAAATATTATGAGTGAAGAAGTAAAAACAGCAGAAGAAATAGCACAAGATTATACAGCTATGGGTCATTCAGTAGAACTAATTAATGGTATCATTGATGGGTCTAAAATGAGTGATGAAGAAGCAGCTGATAGACAAAGTGCAGTTGACAGAAATGTTGAACACCTAGAACTTATGGTTGCTAAAGACTTTTGGACTGATGAAGATATGACTGCAGTTGATGCAGCTATCGTTGCTGGTAAAGCACACACAGCTTCGTAGTTTAATTTTCTACCTATAACATATGTTGATATAACTAGGGTTCTAGTATATTTTAAACTAGGAATTAATTTATGCTACAAAAACTAGGATTTTTACCAGGATTTAATAAACAAGTCACAGAGACCGGGGCCGAAGGTCAATGGTTTGATGGTGACAATGTACGTTTTAGATACGGTAGTCCAGAAAAAATAGGTGGTTGGAAACAATTAGGCGGCGATAAATTAACAGGTGCCGCAAGAGCAATCCACAATTGGGATGACGGAGTCGGTGTAAAATATTCTGCAATTGGTACTAATAGAATTCTTTATGTTTATTCTGAAGGTGCTTATTATGATATTCATCCTATCAGAACAACTATTTCAGGTGCAACATTCACAAGTACATCNNGTTCAAATNTTGTAACAGTAACTGTTTCTTCAACTGCTGGCTTACTAGATGACGACATTGTTATGTTTGAAAATGTTAGTGGTTTATCAGGATCTACTTTTACCAACGCAACGTTTGAAGGTAAAAAGTTTATGGTAACGTCTGTTCCAAACAATACGACTTTTACTATAACAATGGCAACTACAGAAGCAGGAACACCTTTATCAGGTGCGGGATCTGCTGATGCATTATATTATTATAGCGTTGGACCTGCTAAACAAGAATCTGGTTTTGGTTTTGGTACAGGTTTATTTGGTGGTGTAGTTAATGGTGCTGCAACAACAACTCTTGCAACTGCTTTAACAAATACAACAGGGACTACAGTTGTCTTAACAAGTTCTGCCGCGTTTCCGGCAACAGGGACAATACAAATAGGAACAGAATTTATTACTTACACAGCAAATAATACGGGAACAGGGACCTTAACTGGTGGTGCAAGAGGTGCTAATGGTAGTACNGCTGCAACACATAGTGCGGGTGCTGCTGTTACTAATGTTACAAATTATAATGGATGGGGTCAAGCTGCATCCTCTACACAGTTTACATTAAACCCTGGTCTATGGGTTTTAGATAATTACGGTACAAAATTAATTGCACTTATTTATAACAACGAATGTTTTGAATGGGATGCATCAGCACCTAATGCGGTAGCAAACAGAGCAACCATTATTACAGGTGCACCAACAGCATCACGTCATGTACTAGTATCAACTCCTGATCGACACTTAGTTTTCTTTGGAACAGAAACAACAATTGGAGACAAGACTACACAAGACGATATGTTTATAAGATTTTCAAATCAAGAAGATATTAATACTTATACAATTACTGCAGAAAACAGTGCTGGCTCACAAAGACTTGCTGCAGGATCTAAAATTATGTCTGCTATTAAAGGTAGGGATGCTATTTACGTATGGACTGATACATCATTATTCTTAATGCAATTTGTAGGTCAACCATTTACTTTTGCATTTCAACAAGCAGGAACTAACTGCGGATTGATTGGTAAAAACGCAGCTGTAGAAGTTGACGGTGCTGCTTATTGGATGTCTGAAAATGGATTTTTCTACTACAATGGTCAGTTAAAATCTATGGTATGTTTGGTAGAAGATTTTGTTTATGATAGTTTAAACTCAGTACCTAGAGATTTAATTAACTGTGGTTTAAATAATTTGTTTGGAGAGATAAATTGGTTTTATTGTAGTGCAAATTCTACGACTATAGATAGAGTAGTTACTTATAACTATATAGACTCTTCACCTAAACGTCCTATCTGGACTACAGGTACTTTAAATAGATCTGCATGGCAAGATTCTGCTGTGTATGAAAAACCACACGCAACTTACTATACTCCAACTGACAATAACTCTTTTGATGTTACAGGAAATGTTGACGGAAGTAGTGTATACTATCAACACGAAACAGGGACCGATCAAGAAAATTCAGGTGGAGCTATTACTGCTGTTACCGCTAATATTCTTTCTGGTGATTTTGATATTACACAAAAAAGAAGTACATCAGGTCAAGTAGTTGGAACGCCTGACATGAGAGGTGATGGTGAATTCATTATGAGAATTAGTAGATTTATTCCAGACTTTATAGATCAAACAGGTGATACTCAAATTAGTTTTACAACAAGAAACTATCCAAACAGTACTCCAACAACTACAAATTTTACAGCAACCTCAGCTACCACTTTTAAAAGCACTAGACTTAGAGCTAGATCTATTGCATTAAAAGTATCTAACACAGGTACTAATGAGAACTGGAAAATAGGTACGTTTAGATTAGATATATCACCGGGAGGTAGAAGGTAATGGCAAAGATTGTACAATCATTAACTAGAGCTGAAGAAGAATATAATCAAGCTAACTTACAATCGTTAGTTAGAGATCTTGATAGTGTAATTACAAAATTAAACACTTCTTTCCAAGAAGAAGTAAAACAGGAGATAGAAGCTAAAAGTTTCTTTTTAGAATAATGGCAGTAGTAAATCAGTATAAATTTAAAGGTATAGATAACGACACTACAGGTGGTGCGTTAAATTTATTTGGTACAGGTGTACCAAAAATTAATGAAACTATAGTTATTAAATCTATTCTTGTTACTTCTGCATCTACACCAACGGTGACTGTTACAAACAACAGTATTACAGCAATTAAATCTGCTGCTCTAACTGCAGATACAACTCAAGAATTATTAACCCAACCATTGATTGTACAGGGTGGTACAACTCTGACCGTTCAATCAAGCAATACAGGATCATTTGATGTAGCTATAAGCTACTTAAATATCTTAAAGGAGAAACTAGACTAATGGAGATATTAAACGCTAAAGTAGAAGAGACTTATAGACACCTTAAAACAGGTGAAGTTTTTAAGGAAAAAAAAGACTGGGAAGCTAAAGGATATAAGCCAGAAGAGATGGCACAGGACGTAAAAGTTATTATGCCACCTCTTGATTTAATAAGTAAAACAAAGTAAAAGACTGTAGTTAGGAGATATTATGGACGAAGAAATTTTAATGAGAGAATCGATAGAGACAGGAGCACCTGATATTAGATATAACAGGGGTGATATTAGAATGGGTCAAGAAGACGATATGCAAGGAAAACAAATGGCGGCAGAAATCTGGACACAAATGGAGCCAGAACAAAAAGCTCAGTTTCCTAGCTTCGATGCTTTTTTCCAAAGTGGTATCTGGAAACAGATTATTCAACAGTTGCAACAAGATCAATCAGGTATGCAGTCAATGCAAGAAAATGTTAACGTAGCAGAACAAATGCCAGGTGGCGGAATCGCTGATGTTGATATTAATGAAAGAGTTCAGATGGCAGCTAACGGTGGTTTGATGGGTCTTTACAACCGAGGAATGTAATCATGGCTGGTATAACTAGCACTAAAAAAATTAAAGGTCAGAAACATTTTTTAGCGTACATCACACCAAGTGAAGCAAAAACTTTAGAAAACTTAGGTGGTCAAAAAACAATGACCAAGGAAGGTGTACCCGCGTATCCACCTAGTAATGATGCTAGAGGTGAAAGCAGAGGTAGGGGTCCAGAAGCTGGTAATTCTGGTAGAGAAAGAGGAGCTGAACAAAACAGAAGTTCATCTACACCATCAAAAAGTACATCACCAAAAAATAATACTCCAGATCGTAATAAAGACAATGATGGTGGTCAAACTATACAAGATTATTATGATGATCAAACTAATCTTACTGATAAGGAAGTAATTTCAGATAAAGATAGAGATGAATTTTTTGAAACACCTGTAGGAAAAACTTATAAAGAAGCCGCTGAAAAAGCTGCGAAAGCAAAAGAAAAACAAAAAGCTGATGCTAAAAAAGAAAAAGATAGAATTCAAGCTATTTTAGATTCTTACAAAGGTACAACTCCAGCAGCATATGCTTACGGTCCTCCAATTAAAAATTATAAAAAAGATTATTTTATAGGTCCAAACAAATATAGCACTACAACTAAAATGAGACAGCTTGCTCTTAAAAATTTAATAGATAAAAAATTAGGTATCAAATCAACAATGCCTAGTGTTTTTGAACTTAATAATTTACTTAAT